AGGGAGAACCTTCAAGTATAGTAAGGAAGTGGAAGTGTTTTGATATTGAAGGGGAGGTTGATCTAAAGTGGGCATTTGTACCGGAGAGTCACATCAAGATTTTAGCTAGTTTAGAGTTACTTAAAGTTCAGAACGACTATATAAACGACCTAAACAAGAGGCATAGCGAACTTAAAAGACAGTATAACAAAAAGAAAGTAAAAGATGGAAACTGAAACAAATTTTATGGAAGAGTTAAAAGAATATTTCGATAAGACCCCTAAAGAACAGATAGAAAAAGACTGGGAAGCGACTGAGGTGTGGGATGAGGTGAAAGAAGAGGAGAAAACTATAGTAGTAAATCTCATAGGTTCACCAGGTACGGGGAAGAGTACGATCGCTTCTGAACTATTTGCTAAGATGAAATGGGAAGGATTTGACGTAGAATTAGTGTCTGAATATGCTAAAGAACTAGTTTGGGAGCAGCGCCATGAAACCTTTAAGAATGAACTTTATCTTTTCGCCAAACAACACCATAGACTCTTCCGGTTAAAAGGGAAAGTTAAGTTCATAATAACAGACAGACCTTTAATCCTTTCTCTATTCTATAATGGTAAATATGGAGACGGTAGTGAGAACTTTAGAAATTTAGTATTAGAGGAGGTGAATAAGTTTGACAATATTAACATCTTCTTACACAGGACTAAACCGTACATAGCTAAAGGAAGAAACCAAACAGAGGAAGAGTCAATAGAGTTTGCAAAAGAGATGCTAGAGCTTGTTAGAAATTATGGTGGGGAGTTTATAGAGTTGGACGCAGAACAAGATGTAACTTCAAGCAAAATAATCGAAATATGTAGAAACTATGACAGAGCTGATACCTAAAGTGGTAAAACGGATAATTGAACTTCAGAGAGCAGGAAAATCGTTTAGTAAGAAGTTTAATATATTTGGTGATGATTTAACTCTATATAAAAAGGAGTACATCATCTCAAAAGGCTTATTCACATTCAATGGTAATTCAGGATATCTAAGGTGGACTCTGGATAATACTAAGTCTGGAGTGTTTTATCTTAAGTGGCTGGATATGACTGTAGAGGAGATTATGCTAAAAGAGTTGTACGGAAGAAAGCACACCAAAGAAACGGAGATGGAGATTATTCAGGAGGAGATTGAAATGATTGATAAAGAGTTGGCTAAATACGAGAAGAAATGAGTGTGATATTAGCTTATGTGTTTGTGGGTATTTGCTCAGTTATACTCATTATTTTCACCATTAAGTACATGTTTAAGGATTCTTTCTGTGATCACGAGTATTATAAGATTGAGGAGGGAAAAGATTACATGATAGCGAGGTGTTTTAAGTGTAGTGATAAAATAAAAATAACCTGGAGATATGGTAAACGTTGAGTGCCAATTCGAGTATGATGATGAAGTGTTTGATGTAAGATATGGTTGGGGAAGGATAGATCATTTCGAGAGGGTTGTGGATGAGGAGACGGGAAAAGTTTATTACAATGCCAAAGTAAAATTTAAATCAACCAAAAACTACATCTACTACGACGATAGCTCTGTTAGAACCCTCCTGTCACACCGAGCTTATGAGAGTTTTGATGAAGTTGTAAGTATTGATTGGGATAAGAGAATTGGTAGATGGGGAAAGATTTATCATAGAGGCGTAATTATAATAGCTAGACTAAAAGCGCATCTTGAGAGTAAGTTTTTATTTGAGATGGAGAATGATAAGGGAGCGTTAGAATTGATGGAAACAAGTAAGTTCGAGCTATTAAATAAAGATCAAGTTTGGAAGTTAAGTCTGAAATGGAAAGAAGAAGAGTAAAGTTATGACAAGAGAAGAAAGATTTGGAAAGGTGCTCACTCATAGGGTAATTATAACACCAAAAATATCAAAGAACTTAGCGCACTGGATGGAGGGTTACATAGAAGGGAGATTTTGTGATGGCCTAGTTGATGGTGATTATGCAGAGGTTTGGATATATGAGTTTGAAGTTGAGGATATAATTGAAGCTTGGGAGAATGAAGAAGTCCCACCAGAAATAGTTAAAGAATTATCCGAGTTTGTTCAATATTTGCAGGACGAGAAAGTAGATTATATATCGTTTCCAGAAGGTTTGTAAGATGAAAGAAGATTTTGAGGATTTTTTAAAAGGGTGGTTAAATATTTGTACGATGATTTCTATAATTACTACAGTTTTGCTACTCTTTAGGTTTATTTTTGTACCTAGCTGGGATCATTTTGGAGATTTTGCGGCTTTCTTATTCATCTCAGGTTTTGCACTTTGGTATACGTATAAAGATTTAAATTTAGATTAGAGAGATTATGAAAAAAGTATTAGTAACATTGGATATTGCACTTAAGTTAAACGAGTTAGGATTTGACTTACCTTGTTTCGCTAATTATTGGAGAGGTCGTAGTGTAGTAGATTTTAAAGATGAAGTAAAAGGAGATTCAGTTAGTGTAGATAATATAGCAGTTTTACGTAATGGAGAGGCTTTTGATGGAGAAGAGGTTGCAATAGCTATACCTACGTGGGAGTTAGTCTTCGAATGGTTTAGAGGTAAGGGATATGAAGTTTGTATCGATTATGTAGTTGGGAATACTTGTACAATCTATAAAGTGAATGTTAATGCGAGTGGAGAGGAGTTAGAGTTTGATACAGAAAGGTTTTACACTTATGAGGAGGCGAGAGAGTTTGTAGTAAAAGAAATAATTAAAGAGTATGAATATAATAATTAAAGGAGCGCTATACATAAACGAGGAATCAAATATAGTTGTTAAATCCTTAAGTAAAACTGGAGAGCACGACCAAATAGAAGCTGAAGTATATGTGAATGAGGAGTTGGCTGAAAATGGAGAGTATAAGGTAGATTGGGATAAGTTTGTAGAGGTTTATGGAGATAGGTATTACTTTAGCCAGGTCTACAACATTGACACAGAGAATCTAGAGTTAGTTAGTGATATTAGTAGTTTGGAGTTATGAAAAAGACGTTAATATTTGGGCTCATCTTCAATCTAGTTCTATTCTTTGGAGTTAGTGTTTTAGGAGCTTCATTTAACCCATTTGAGTGGGAAGAGTCGATTAGGAAGTTCTATGTAGGGGTTTATTCTATTTTCAACCTTATAATCCTCATCGCTCTTAGTTATGTTTTGATATCGAATAATGGAGAAATAGAAATAAGATGGTAAAGTTAGAAGAAGAGAGACTATGAGAGGGATTATTAATACGATAGCCATGGTTGTTGTTTTGATTTCATTTCACTTATGTTTGTTTAGTGGAGTGGGAATGCTGGTTAATGGAATTTTCAAAAGAGGGTATACAATTGCTGAGGGAGATGTTATGTTCTTTTTTAAGTCTTTAGGAGCTCTAGTAGTGTCATACATAGTCTCAGCAATAATAGAAGAAATAGAAAGGAGTGAGAAAAGAGGATAAGTTATGATAGAAATAGTTGATCGTTTGGCTACTCGTGAAATTACCAATGAGAAAGACATATTAGAAGCCTTAAGTGAATACCCAGAATTAGAGTACTGTGATTTTCTAGACTACCCTGGAGACGTTGATGATATTTTAATTTGTGTGAAGGTAGAAATAAGAAATGATTGGGAGAGGGTTCAGAATTTGAAGGTTATATATGGTAAGTGGAGTAAGATTCTCATGGCCGTACTTTATTTTAAGGAGAACTCTGAGTGTGAAATTCAATTCCTTAAGAAAAACTTCGACTTGGACAATGAACAGGAAGTCTACACTAAATTAGAGGAAGAAAAAGATGAACCTAAGATACTTGACTTCGATAATATTAAGTGGGGAGTTCTTACTGGAGTGTTATTAAGTATTATTGTAGGTTTTCTCATTTTGAAGCCCTTAGATACCTCTAGAGATACTTGGATAGTACTTTGTGTAATTCTTTTCTGTGGATTTTGTTTTATCTTAGGAACAGTTAGTGAAGAGCTTGGAGAATACAGCGAACTAAAGAAACCTCACACTACACTATATAGATCAATTGGAAACTTTGTAAGCCTCATAGTAGTTCTATTTGGTTTGATGTATGGTATGTGGGGATTTGTTGCAGGGAAGGTTAGGATTATAGATGGAGGAAAGAGGGAAGTAGTGTATAAAAAAGATGTATTTGATTATGATAGTAGAGAAGTGGTTAAGTAATTATGCGGCAACTAAGGATCAACGAGATATACAGTTTTTGTTAGAGAGAAAGTTGATTGATAGTATAGATGCAGAGGGAATATTAAGAAAGAATAAAGTACTAGAGGTGTTTGAAGGATTTAAAGTATTCTCTAAGGATGATATAAAGCAGTTTCAGGGGGATAGTGATACGCAGGTGGACTTAGAGGAGATAGGTAGTAAACTTGAAGATGATAATGTAACTGTGGAAGAGGTGTGGCTTATGAAGAAGTTTGAAAGTAAGCTCGCAAAGTATAGTCTAGAGGGAAGTTATTATAGGCTTGGTTCAGCTTTATTTTACGGGACTGGAAGGAAGGATTATTTTGTATGGTTAAACGAGGATGAAGGAGATATACGAGTTAAACAGAGATTCTTACCATTGGAACTTAGATTAGCATTGGAGCATTCGGTATTAGCTTTAATTTGCTTGTATATTCTCCCAGTTGAGTTCTATAAATTTACAGCTGTTATCCATGTTCCACTAGTGCTATATAACTCGGTGAAGAAAGTGTATTATAAATCTAGCCTCTACTTCTTTTTGTATACGGTTAGTGCTATGATTATCAGTTCTTTAGTTGGCTTGACCTGTAAACTCTATGGTTAAAGCCTTATATATGAGAACAAGAGGAAATGTTTTGGTTAAATTTTTGAGATATGAACAACTTAATAAAACTGCAGCAAAAAGCACAAGAAAAATTAGAGGAGTACGGAATAAACAACATTAGACTACCTGATAGAGAATTTGGGTATGATCTAAGAAATATAAACCCGATACTACTAAGAATTAAACACCATGACCCAGAGAAGACTATTGTGGAGATTCAAGGAGTAGGTAAGTTTGAGTATGAATCGTTCCTGTTTTCTCCAGAGCTTGACCACGATAAGTATGTAGAAGTGTCATTGGAGAGATTAAGATTGAAGTTCGAATGTCAGGTTAGTCTATATGAGGAAGAGATAGGGAGGATTGAGGATACGTTAGAAAAATTAATAAGTTAGATATATGATAAGATTTTTAAGCGTAGTTGGATTGGCTACAGCAGGAGTTATTGCGTACTTGTATAAGAAAGGGTGCGAAGTTAGTAAGAAGAGTGAAGGTTACAACGGAGCTGAGGTGGATTTGAGTAAAGAGCGAAAGAAAGGAGATAATTTATGGAGAGGAGGTTATTTGGAGAGATAAAGAACCCTGTGGCGGCTATTAAGTTATTTCAAAAAGAGACATGTACAGAGCTCCTCGATAAAAACACAAAAGTAGTAACAGATATCAAAGAAAGGTTAAAGTTATGACAGAGGAACAAATAAAAGAGAAAATCTGTAAACTAACTGGAGATGAGATTATTGACCTACATAAGAGAACCAAAGAGCGTTTAGAGAGTTATGGGTTCAAGTGGCCGATATTCTTAGGTAATTATGTGGGGGATTCTACCGGTTTAGTTTTAGATGATCCCCAGAGAGTTGACGAGAGTATGGCGATAGTGGTTAAAACTAATGCAGAGGACTTATTATCAATCTCTGTAGTTAGACCTAGAGTGTTTGTAGAGCATGAAGACTTTGAAGAGGTAATAATAGCTATAATCAAGAAACATGCAGAAGAGTTGGAGAAATTAGCCGAGAAATATGGGAAAAAGACTCAGAGGTACCTTGATGAACTTGAAGATGCAGAAGATATTGTGGCAGTTTTAGAGCATCAAAGAAGTGGAGAGAAAGGCATACCAGCAGAGGAAGCATTTGAAAGAATTAGAAAAGAAAGAGAAAATTAAAGTTATGATGACAGAAGAAAAATTGAAAGAGATAGAGGGTAAAATCAAATCCTTAACTGCAGCAGAGGTTCAAGATATTCAAAAACGGATAAGAACTGAGCTATATAATTACGGTATTAAAAAATGGCCACACTTTCTAGGAGCTTATATTGCGAATCTGGAGAATATACAAATTGAAAACGATAATCTGGATAGTGAGCTTGGATTTATTGTTAAGGACTTTATTACGAAGGAACCTTATTTAATTAACCTTAGAGTTTACTTTGAGCATGATGATTTTGAGGATGTGATAATTGCTATAATAAAGAAAAACGGAGAGTGGCTGGAAATGATGTCTAAGGAATATGCAGAGATGGCCGAAGAGTATAGATTAAGGGCTGAGGGAGCAAAGTATACTATAAAGGTTCTAAATCATAATCGAGGCGTAGGAGACGAGACAACTAAATAAAAGAAAGATTAAAAGATGAACATAAAAAATAGAACAAAAAACATTAAGGCGGAGATTGTAGCTCACAGTAGAAACATTGAAACAGGGGATGAGCTTATTGAGGAAAAACCTGAGGATAAAAATTATTATATTTATAAAACTACCAATATTGTAAATAATAAGTTTTATATTGGTAAAAGTAGTATAAAAAATAATAGTATAGACCATTGGTATTTAGGCTCTGGAGTTCTTCTTAAAAAAGCAATTAACAAATATGGAAGAGATAATTTTAAAAAAGAAATAATAGAATGGTGTGCTTCCTTAGAAGAATCAAATGAGAGAGAAAAATATTGGATTGAAAAATTAGATGCACTAAATCCAAATATTGCTTATAATATAGCTACTGGAGGTGATGGTGGATATTTGGGTGAAGAGGTTAATAAAAGAATTTCAAAAGCATTAAAAGGCAGAAAACATACTGAGGAGTTTAAACAACATATTTCTAAATTAAATAAGGGTAAAAAATTATCAAAAGAGCATATAGAAGCTATGAGAAAAGCAAATTTAGGTATAAAAAGAAGTGATGAATATAAGCAAAAATTAAGAGAACAAATGTTAAAAAAATATGAAAAAGGTTATCAAAATCCTAATAAAATTGAAATTTATAAGTATGATAAAAAAACGGGAAATTATATATCTTCTTATTCCTCTTGTACAGAAGCTTCAATAGATACAGGACTTAGTAGAAAAACTATTCAAAATGTTTGTATTGGAAGAAACGAAAATAAAGATTTTATTTGGTCAAGAGCAAAATTTAAAAATTATTACAATAGATTTTCTACTATAAAAGCTGAAATAATATGTCATTCTAAAAGGAGAAATACAGGAGAAGAAATTATAACATATAAATTAACTTACCCAAGATGTATTCATTCTGAATTGATGACCTATCGTATGATGTCTGTAAATTCTGCAAGTAGTAGGGCAATTCCTGTAGATAAACTCATAGAAGTTATAGAAGATACTCCTTTTTACCCCTGTTATTTTCAAATGCAACATAAAGGAATGCAAGGAAACGTTTATGCTGATTATAGTGTGGAGCAAAAAGCATTTACAGCATGGAATGAATCTTTACATAATAGTATAAAAGTTGCAAAAAAATTATCAAAAAATGTAACTAAACAATTAGTGAACAGAATTCTTGAACCTTACCAATATCATTGTTGTTTAATGACTGGTACAAGAGAATCTTTTGAACATTTATTTAATCAAAGATGTCCTGTATATCCAGGTGGTTATAAGTCTTGGAAAGAACTCTGTGATTTAGACAGTAATTATACTATGGAGACACCTCTTATTGAAAGATTAAAAGTTAATAAAGGTCAAGCAGAAATTCACTTTATGGATCTAGCTGAAAAGATGTACGATGCTTTAAATGAATCTACTCCTGATGAACTATCTATAGGAAGTTATCACATACCTTTCTATAAAGATATTATAAGTAGTGAAGGGGAGTTAGGTATAGATAATCTAATTGCTATGTCAGTTGCCCTCACAGCAAGAGTGTCTTATACTTCTATAGGTGATGATAATAAACTCACATTAGAGAGAGCCACTAACATATATAATCATTGTCTTGAAAATGGTCATTGGAGTGTGTTTGAACATATAGGTCAGTGTATGACAGATGAAGAGTATGAGAATTCCATAAGACAAATATTCGGTCAAAGTCATAATACTAAAGGTTGGAATAAGAAATTTAAAGGTTTCAAACAACTAAGAGCAACATTAGAATTACAACTAGGAATAATAAAATGATACATTGGATTTATATTGCGGGTTTCATAGGACTTTACTTTGCTTCAGTTAGATTCTTGAGGTTGTATTTAGGATTGGATGAGAGAAAGAATTGGGTAATGACGATGATTTCTTGGACTCCAGTGATAAATACCCTACTAATCTTCTTGGCGTTCCTATATATGTCCTACGTGGTTTTAAGAGAGTTCATATTATATTACAGAAACAAAAACAAAGAATAAAAAAAATGGCAGAAGTATTAATAATTGTATCGCATAGTGCCACATCTTCCCTTAAAAGTAAACTCGGATTCTTCTCAGTTGATGGGTTTATTAAGTTTATGGAGGATAAGGACACTACAGGATACAGGTTTTCTTACGATGTGATGGATAGGAGTTCTGGGAAATTGGCAGCACCTAAGGATTTGTCTCACATCTCACTAAAGGATTTTGAAGATTTATTTGTTAAGCGAGGTCACGATTTAGGTCCAAGGCTCATTAACAAGATCTTCAACTCATCAATAGGTAAGAAATACGGAACAAGGAAATAGAATTGTTGTCATAATGTGTGAAGAGTAGTTCATGAGGTAAAACTTGTGGGCTGCTCTTTTATTTTATGGTTTGAATTATGAAGGATATTATTAACAAAGAGAAAACATTAGCTTTTGAACACTTAAAGGAGGTAGGTTGGTACAAAGTTAAAATTTTACCAAACCATATTCACTACGCTAAATTCAAGGGAAATACTGAGGGTGGTATAGTGAAGGATCCGAGTTGCATAGGTTACGATTGTTGGATAACGAGTGGGTTGTATGAATTCTGGGAAAGTTTTAGATGAGACAATTATAATTCCTGGACAATACGGAGCGATTATACAAGAGGACTGCGTAGTTAGGAATAGTTATATAAATGTAGGAAGTTTGTATGTGGCGAATGGAAGTGAGATCGATGGTTTAACAGTTTCTGGAGACGCATCACCTGAAGTTAAACTAAATATACACCAATCTGTCCTCTCAGCTAAAGTAAATCTATGGCTAACCTTGTCTGTAGATAATCTTAAATCAGTAAACATCAAAAACTCTATAATCTCAGGAATAACCTCAATAAACTCAAATAATCTAACTATTGAAGACTCTAATCTATCTGGAGGGCCTTTTGTAATTAGTAGTGATGTTAAGGAAATTAGAGGTGTATATAAGTCTGAAGCATTTGAGTTTAGAATAAAAGAAAAATACTTGAGAGATGAGTGAGAGGAAAACAGTGTACACATTCTATAACAAAAAGACAGGTGAAGCTGAAGGTATAATTACTGCAATAGCTCCTAAGGGGATTAGTGTAACCGTGGGCGATGATTGTTGGATTGGTAGTGAATGTAGGCTGTCTATAGTTGTTCTCAATTCTGTCGTTAGTCTTAGGTTGTCTGGTGTTCATATCTACGGTAAATCAGCTCTAAATATTAAAATTGGGAATGAGTGTAGTGACTTTAGGTTGAATGATATAACTTTGCAGGATGAGTCAGAATTGGATATCGAAGTAGCAGGGTCTTGTAGTAGTATTAGAATTAACGATTATTACTCAAATGCTAGTGAAATGTGGGCAAGGACTCTCAACTGTTGTAGTATTGACCTTGAAGATGTTAGTTTAGTGGAGGATTCTGTTGTAAGATTAAGAGCAATGGATAATATTATGGTGAAGGGTTTAAGGATGACTGAAGCTTCGTGTTTGGAGGTTGGATCTTTAACTAAACCCTATCAATCATTAATGTACCGTCCTGATAACTTAATAATTGAGGGTGTAGACATGGAAGATGAAACTTTGCTGTCTATTGAAGTGAATGTAACAGAGATGAAAGATTGTGAAGAATCTGCTAGTAGTTTAATTTTCAAGGACATAAAGCTGACAGGTGAAGTAGAGATTAAACGTACCTTAGACAGAATAGATAATGCGATAATTGAGATATGAAGACAGTGGATTTTAAGGATTTAGATTTTTCAAAAGAGATGCCCAGTAGAAAGTTTATTGGGGAGACTCTCTTTATAGATCTAACCGAACATAAGACCTTTAGAAATCAATCAGTATGCAGATTAAAGATGACGCCAAAGCACCGGTTGTATGATAAAGATAATAGTAATGTAGGAGGTTGGGTTGGTATTGATGTAGAGCTAGATGAAGATGTTTGGATTGATGAAGATACAGTAGTTATAGGCAATAGCGTTATTTATGGGGCAGTTGAGATTACACATAGCTCTAGAATTAATAACTGTAATGTAATAGGAAATGGGTCGATAAGAGGAGCTAAGATTTCTAAGAGTGAGATTAGGGGTAATTTTAATATTGGACATGGAACTGAAATAAAAGATACAACTCTGGAAGGTATAATTATTCTGGATAAGATGGCGGTAGATATACACATAACCAAGATAACTTTAGATAATTGTAAGGTTAATGGGAGGCTTATTGTTGAAGGGAAACCAAACTTTTATATTAAGAATTGTACAGTTAGTGGAGGTCTAGTATTATTTAGGAATAGCCATATACAGAAAATCTCATCATTCTCTGGAGTTAATTGTGAGTTTCTTGGAGATGTTGTAATTGACCTTCCAGATCGTGATGTTAGACTGTCATTATCGGAGTGTTTCGTAAATAATTCAGTTCTAGGTCATCAGTCTGGGAGTTGGTATAGTGATAATAAAATACTAGCTAAATGTGAAATAAATAATGTTGAGTTTTATGAATTTTAAGACGATCAAGAAGGGAAAAGGTTGGTGTTTATTGAGTGAGGATAGTAAGGTGGTGATGGGGAAAACTTTATATAGACTAGTTAAGGTAGAGACTGGAGAGAAAGGAGGTTATTTAGGGCTTGATGTAGAGATGGATGAAACTTCCTGGGTGGACTCTACTTCTTATGTTATGGGGAGAGTGGTTCTAAAAAACTATACTCAAATAACTGACTACTCTGCGATTCAAGGTTTAGATAAGGTTTATACATTCATCAACTACTCAGAACTAAACTACTCCACCTTAGAAATAGTTGAAAATGCGTTCACTCCAAATTCACATATTAAGATCATAGGGTGTAGATTCGATTATGCTAAACTAATTTACAAACCTACATTTCCAAGAGAGGGATTGATTATGGAGAATTGTAAGTTTATTAGGTATGAGAAGTATAGTGGGGCAAGTCCTTTGTATTTAACTAGTGGAGTGTATAAGAGCTTAACTGGAGATAATTTTTGTAAGGTAGAGTTTCATTTAGGGAAAGTTTCAGGAGGTTTAGTGGATAGGGTTATTATGGAGGATATTCACTTAGGGCCTTCTAGCAGTATAACCATGGGAAACACAAAGCTAGTATATATGAGTAATGTAGTAATTAGCGGTGGAGTATCTATGGAAAACTTTGATGATACGAATTACCTGTCAATAGTAAACGAGAAAATTACAAAAGAATGGAAACGATTAGAGTTATAGAGAACGACACAAAAATCAAACATAACACAACTTACTACAGAATTGAAAGACTCCCTACTCACCCACTGTATGTAAAATCTGGAGTGAACTTAGGTGGATACATTTGTAAGGAGTCTAAAGTTGAAGATGGAGGTTGGGTTTCAGAGGGAGTATTTCTAACAAGATCTACAATTAAAGAAGCAGCTGTACTTGTTAATTCTTCTATACTGGATCGTGAAGTTGAGGTGTTTGATTCAGAGATTAGCGGCAGCACTTCACTATATTGGGCAACTGATACTCCGGGAGCTATAATAAAGAATAGTGAGATTAGTGGCTTAGAGGGAAGTAACAATAACATTAAGCTCATTGAAAACTCTAGAATTATAGGAGCTTGGAAGTGTAGAAATGAGTATGAAATAGAGATAGTAGATTCTGTAATTATAGGTAGTGGAACTGTAGGTGGAAAACTTAATGGCGTATGGAAGAGTTAGTGAAACCAATAAAACTGCGAAGATGGGAGGTTAAGGAAACACAGGGGAAAATACTTGGATATAGAATAGAAGCCACAGAATACCACAAAACAATTAAACCGGGAACAGTAGGAGGATTTGCTATAAGTGAGGATAATGTGGATGAAACTTCTTGGATATTTGATGATTCTTTAGTGTCTTGTAAGGATGTTAGATTAATAAACAATACAATAATACAAGATAAAACAGTAATAGGTGAGGGTGTGAATTTTATGGATGGTGTTTTGGTAATTTCTAACTCTAACTTAACGGATTCCTATGTAGACAGTAATAATAGAGAGGGAATCACTGACATTAACTTCATAAAAGACACGAGGATAACTAAGGAGCATGTTTATCTTTATGGTAGGTGTTCTCTAGTTAATTGTGTTATAGAGAGAGATTTAACTCCAAACGATGATGCGGATATGGTTATACTTTACAATTCTCATTTAGTAGATAGTGTGATTATTAGTCCAGATTATCAAGTTGACCTAAGTGAATGTTTAGCTGACAGACTTAGAATAGTAGGAGGCTCGATTAATGTTACAACAAGAGAATCTAACTGCGTAGTGAATCTAAGGGATGTATCAGTAATCGGCAAAAATAGCTTTATTCTAGGACATGAGCTTAAGGATATCAGTTTACTAAAGAATGTTGAGGTTAAGAATGGTTGTAAGATAGAAGTGAATCAAGGATCTATACATATCGAGAATAAACTGTTTGAAGGAGAGCGAGAATCGATAGAACATGAATACGAAGAAAGTGGCAACCTAATTATAATGAACTAAAGTATGGTAGAAATATTAAAAGAAGACACTATAACCTTTAACAGAAAAACCTTGTACAGACTTAAGATGAAAGAAGACCACCCTAAATATGCTAAGTATAAAGATAGGGTACTGGGTGGTTATGTAAGTGAAGATGCTGTAATAGAGAGAGGAGCTTGGGTTGAAGAAGATAGTTATGTGATAGGTAAAAGTGTAATTAGCGGTAATGTTGTAATATCTAGACACTGCCGAATAAAGGATAGCAAGATAGAAGGCGTTGGAACTATAAGTCAATTCAACATAGCAAACTCAGAGATACTTGGTCATTTTAGAATAGAGGGTAATGGGGTAATGAAGGATTCTAGGTTTGATGGAGTTATCTTTATGAATCTGTTAAGTCTAGGTCCACAATCAAACAGAACCTTTACTAAGTGTAGCGTGACTGGAGTATTTAAGATGGAGATATACAATGTAGTTAAGTTTGAGAATTGCGTATTTAATGGTAATTTCACAGCTTCTATCGGTACTAATTATTTTGGAAGCAAGTATCTATTAATGAAAGGGTGTACTACTAATAATAATGTAATAATCCGAAATGGTAGAACTAATAATAGAATATACAACTTAAAGGACTGTTACTTAGATAATGTGGAACTAGATTTAGCATTAGTAGAACCAGAAGAAGTAATAAATGGTTTAGTAGAATATAATAGAATGACATGGCAAAAAGAGAAATTAAGCTTAATAGAAAGGATTTTATAACCTGCAAAGTGACGGGAGAGGAGTTATATAGGGTAGTTGGAAAAAGTAAAGATGGATTAGAAGTTATAGGAGGTTATGCAGGAGAGAATGTAGTTATAGGTTCTGACGCTTGGGTTTCTGCAGATTCTTCTATTTCAGGGTCGGTATACTTACTTGGAAAAACTTTAATTACAAGCTCCACAATATATCAAACCAGCTTAGGGAGTATCGAAATAACTGACTCAAATATAATGAACTCAGATATGTCTTCTAGTCAAGCTGGGAGGAAAATAATAATATCTAATAGTATTCTAAATGATGTAACTGATATTGGAGGTATGGGAATGCAGGTATCAGGGACTTCAGAGTTATTTATAGTAGATTCAACTTTAGAAGGGTTATCAAAAGTAATTCTATCAGGTATGCTTAGTAATGTTGAAATGATGTACCGTAGTAGAATTGAGTGCTCTGAGGATTTTGGTATAGTGAGGTTGTGGTGTAAAGACTTAACATTAGATGATCATGCGGTATTATCAGTAGAATCAAATATAGGGCATGTGATGATGAATAATGTTAAGCTATGTGAAGAGTCTAAGTTATATATTAATCGTAAGGCAGATAGTAGAGATTTGGAGTGTATAACGTCTATCAATAATTTAAAACTAGAGAAACATGAAAAGCTATGGACAGAATAGTAAATGATAGGATGACCTTGGAGTTTAAGAGGGAGGATATGGTTGATGGTTGGAGAGTTTACATGTTAGATGATCACCCACTTGCAGGTATTGTCAATGATAGGGAAGGAGGTATTGTGGCTCACTGGAATTGTATCGATAGCAGTTCTTGGGTAAGTAGAAAAGTGAAAGTGGGTTTAAGTGGAAATATACAAAACTCTATGATTCTAACTCTAAATAATTCTGAGGTTAATGGTCTGGTGTATAATTGTAAGGTGATGGCTAAGAATTTATCGGTTGGGTCAGGGTGTTTAATTAGGAATGTAAATGCTGTTGCTATAGATTTTACTACTTCAATTGATAAACTCGCCTTCATAGACTCCCAAATAATCGTCTCACCTTTATGGATTGCACCTAAGTCTGGGAATACCGCTAGTAATTATAATGTGGAGTTTGTAGATTCGAGAGTTGAAGGTAGGTTTTTAGTTAGTAAGCCCCTCTTTTCAATTAGATGCAGCTTGACAGGAGAATTTGTAGTATCTGAGCAAGTAGCCTTAGTAGACTCTAGTTTTACAGGATCTTACATATTCAAAAAGGAGGGTAAGTTTATAGAAGATGAATTTAGTAACCGAGATGAGATAGTGAAATGAGAACACAAGTAAAATTACACATAGACGGGAATTATAGAGTGATGAGAGGTGAGAAGATAGGTGGAATAGTTCCTAAGCATACTTCAATAGATGAGACTTCTTGGGTTGATTTCAGTTCTAAGATTACACTCCTCAATGAAAACTGTATAGTAGCCTTAAGAAATGGAACGAGGATATTAGATAATTCTTGGGTTAACATTAGGGCAGATGCTATGGTTACGCTTTCAGAGGTTCAAACTAAAAAAGGAAGCGCATACTTAGAAGCTGGACTTAGAGGGCTTGCAGAAGTATCGGAGGTAGAGATTTTAGACAGCAGAATCTGGTTAATTGGAAGTTGTGGAGTAAGTCTTTCTAATTCAAGGATAACTGATAAAGCTGAGTTGATTATAGAAGGGAATAGAGTTGTTGTAGATAGAGCTAAAATAGAAGGAGAGGGTACAGTATTTAAATTGAAACCCGGAGGTAGGAGTAATATTTTAGTTTCAGACGTTTGGTTAGAGAATACATCACATACGCACATAGATCGAGTTGCAGGATTAAAAGAAGATATAGACTTAGTTGTATCAAATATCATGGAAGTAGGTGAGGCTAAGGGAGAAAAATTTACTTACCTTCTAGAGGGCGATGTAATACTGAAAAATAAGAGTATAAGCAAGATTTCTGGAGCTAGTGATTTAGTATTAAAAGGAGTTGAAACATATGAGAAACAAGATAATTGACAACAAAGAAGGGACTCTATCATTTAGCTGGAATCCTGAACTAAAGAACTATGATGTAATAATGCTAGACAAACACCCGCTAAATACAGATGGAGAAGGTTCAGGTATGTTTGGAGGAACTGTAACTCACCCAGACCTATTTGGATATGATTGTTGGATAAGAGGTGGTGTAAGTGTTATAGGTGAGTGTAAGATATCGGGTGGAACTATAATAGAAGCAAGTCGAACAAAAGTAGTTAATACGAATTTAGACAACTGCAGGATCTCCATTTCCTTTGGCCAGATGTTTGAGAGTAACCTAAATAACTTGAATATCAGTACGAATAGATTTGATTGCAAGAATTTTATTACCGCAGATAGTTCTAAGTTTGTAGCTTCTGGTTATGAGAGTTTATCAATAGTAGATACAACCTTACTGGGAAACTTAATGATAAGAACGAATGTAGATGTTGATAATGATCCGAATAAGACAATTATAGTAGGTTCTGAGTTAGATGGTAATATTATAGTTAGAGGTTTAGGGTTTGAAATAAAGAACTCTCGGATAAAGTCTAGGTCTACCATCATTAGTGAAAATTACTTGAAACTTAATAAGGTAAATGAATGAGAAATACAGTAATAGACCTAAAACAGAAGAAGACTATTAAAACAATCGACATATACAGAGTGGTAGATTTAGAGTCTGGAGAAGAAGGTGGATGGGTTAGTAATAATGTACAGATAGATAGGAATTCTTGGGTAGGTAAGGCTAATGCTATAATAATGCCACAAGGATCTAGGTTATCACTTCAGAATACAACTATAGACGGAGCTGGTATACAGTTTGAGGTTAGAAATGGACTGGTTTTACTTAAGGATTGTGCAGTTAGACCCTACGCTAAACTTTCTATTGAGGCTCGTGAAAAAGTGATAATATCTGATAGTGTATTTGGAACTGGATCTTCGTTTATTATAGATGGGATGGATTTCAGTTCAGTTAGTGTAAATAATTTGAATCTCGGTAATAGCTCTGTGTTTAAGGTTGGGGTATCTGTTGAGAATATAGTTGGACCTAATTTAATACCTGCAGCAACTTTTAATGACATATCTATTCTAAACTTGGGGAGATTCTTTATTACCGATTGCAAAGGAGATGTCTTGGTTAATAAGGTTCTAGTTGGAGAGGATTGTAGTTTTCAGTTAGATAATTATTGGGGAGTGATGTTAGATGATTTTGAATGTAGAGAGGATAGTAAATTTGCGCTAAGTAATACAAGTCACCCTAAGCTATCTAAATTTGGAAACGAGATTATAATAGTGGATACAGATATTGGCAGCCACTCTTACGTTAATCTTAATTCAGCAGGAGGAGTTATTTTAGACAATCAAGTAGTGGAGAACGCTAAGTTGACAGACGATGATGTAATAGTTAATGGAGTGTTTAAGAATAAGAATCAATTTATAGAAGAATGGAACATAGGGTAATGAATACGTAATATATGAAAATGAGACATGGGAAAGCCAAACTACATAAAGAACAAAGAAGAAACCCTACAATACCTAAAAGAGACGACGAGTTTGTACAGGGTTTATATGCTACCGAATCACCCAGCTAAACGTTTAATAGGTGGAACTGGGATAGTCAAGGGAGGTTTGGTACATAGTATGGATAATTTAAGTTACGACTCTTGGATTAGCCATAATGTACTTATATTAGACGAGGGGACTAGAGTATATAGATCAATCATAGAATCCCAAGCATCTAACTTAATAATAAAAGAGAGTCAGATAAATGGAATAGAAGTAACGTTAGATTGTAGATATTCAGATGGAGGGCTTATAAGTAATTCTCATATAGATATAACCTCTGGAAATTTGGAATATCTTAGAGGGCTTAAAATAATGAATTGCTATATAGAAGGAGCTTTAAGTGTTTCAGGTTTATTTAAGTTAGAGATGCGAGGGACTAAGATTATGGGTCAGTTATTTATAGAGGGAAATATAGATCGAGACACTGATGACCCTTCAATAGATGTAGAGATAAACGATTGTAATTTTGAAGGAGTTAATAGTATAGTGAGAACGATTATGGAAACTGATAAACTAACCTTTGAGAATGAGAAATATATAGGAGTTAATGTGTTAAAGGACAGCGATGGGAATAATTAAAATAAATGCTAGGGATAAAATTAACCACCTAGGACGCACTTTATACCGAGTAGTGAATGAAGTAACGGGTAAGAAAGGAGGTTGGGTTAGTAAGGAGGTTATAATAAGTGATGATTCTTGGGTTGAGTATGAAGGAGCGGTTATCTCTGGTAATGGAGGTAAAATCTTCCTAACTAATGGAACTAAAATAGAAGGGAGACTAGAATCACACAGTCAAGTAACTAAGGTAAGTAATTGTTTCTTTAGAGGGGAAGTAGTAGTAGAGGAACCTGAAATCTATACCGCTGAGTTTGTTAATTGTAAGACTATAGATAAGGGGTGTAAGATATTCATAGCAAACCCAAATTTTGATGTACCTGTTCAATTTTCAGATAATGTATACTTAGAGAACGTGCTTATGTCTAGTGGTTCAGAAATGTATCTCTCTCCTCATGGTAGTGTTTCACGTGCAACATTGTTTAATAGAGCATATCTTTCTGTGGATAAAAGTGGGAAATATTTAATTAGTGATTTGACGATAGGAGAGCGAGGTTCTTTGTTTATCTCTGGATTTGCTAGGGTAGGTATTTCTAATTTAACTATGGAGACTCCTTCTGATGGTGTTAGTTTTAAAGATATCGATATTAAGTGTCACAGTAAATATAATTATATGAGTAACTGTCTGATTAATAACACTAGGTTTGAAGTTGACGATAAGTACGCAGAGATCATTAGAGTGGATAATCCGGACATAGATTTAATAATTAACGATGGAGTACGATATAATAAATGATGAAAAGACCCTCGGATTTAAGAAGGATTTAATTACAGGGGTTCTAGGTGATAATTACTATTCAGACACCTACCGAGTTTATATGCTCCAGAATCACCCTTTATTTGAAGTTACTAAGAAGGAAGATAGAGTAGGTGGTATGATTTTGGATATAGAAACTTTAGACTCAACTAGCTGGATTAGTAGGGGAGTTGAAGTTAATGGTCTATTATCTAAGTTCATTAATTCTGTGCTGATTCATACTAACTTAGAGAAAGGAAGGTTGATGGTAGGAAGGAATGTAAAGCTGACCAACTGTTATATAGAATCTGGATGGGAAGGAGATGCAGTTATAAGAAAGTCTGAGATAGAAAATGTTAAGATTATAGGGAGATTTGGTGGGGTTAATATTAAAAAGAGCAAGATACTAGGTGGAAGCTTTGTTAGCACGAGTTTAGAAAAAGAGTGGGGCATAAGCATAGTTGAAAGTAGTATTGTTTCTTGTAATATTATACTCCACGATTGTTACCTAAGTCTTAATCAAATGAATCTCTGGAATATGGATATAGTTGAATCAGAAAAACTATTGACCAATGCGGATATTGAAGAAATATAGAAAGCAGAAACTCAGGATCATAAACAAAGGTAGTAAAATAGCTGAGGGATTAGATTTAGAAGAGGTCAATAAAATGAGTCAGCCTTCTACTATGATTTTGATTAAGAGCCAGGTAAACGGTAATATAGAGACTCACAACGACATTATATTTGAAAATTGTAAGATAGGTAGAGTTAAGAGTTTTATTGTAAGTTATAGCATAGAATCATCACCTGTAATCTTTAGGAATTGTGTCTTTAATGATGATTGTGAGGTATATATTGAAACCGGTGAAGGGACATACTTTGAGATAAACAATTTAGAGATGGATGTCGATAGTATACTTACCCTAAAACCTGCTAAATCTTGTATAGTAGAGAATATGAGAATAGAGCTTTATGGTGAGTTCTGTAGTTCAAATAATACAAGAAATATAGTGATGAAAGATGTAGTAGTAAGTCGAAATGTTTTGGTTAATCTTCAGTACGAGTTTAATCCTGACATAGTTTACCTCAATAATGTACACTTTGGAGATGATTCTAGATTTTTAGTAGAAGCTGGTAATGCTAGTAATTTATCTATGGCGGATGTTAGAGTTAGGCCTTTTGCAGATATTGTAGTAAAGAAGCATACCGAATTAAAAGGAGAAACATTAAATGGAAACGTTACGATTTAAAAAGCTGCTGGATAATCACTACATCGTTTACATGACCAAATACCACCCTTACTATTATCGATATCTGAATACTAAGGAGGTTGAAGGTTATGGAATAGAAGGTGGGAGAATAGATAATCCAGTGAAGATAGATAAGTACTCTTGGATTGATATTGGAGTTGATGTTAGGAATTCCACGATAAAGAGATCAATTATAACTACGCATCCCTTTAATACATCTCTCTTAGTATCAATCTCGGACTGTAAACTTGAGAATTGTGAGATAAAGTGTAGTGATTCTTCTTATATCTTTAACTCGAACTTGGAAGGTGATTTTATTGAGGCTGATGGGAATACCGTTGTTTTAGGAGATTCTTCTATTAATGGGGTGTTTCAATATTATAATCCTTCATTCGGTTTAACTATAAAAGAATCAAGTATATCGGGAGTAACTAGGATGGTAAATGTTTGCAGGAATATAGCTATCATCAATTCAAACTTAACAGGATCACAGAATTTTACACCAAAGTCAGATGATGGAAAGGTAATTAAGAGTGATTTCCTTGTGATAGAAGGTGTGTATATAGCCGAAGATGGAGTAATATCGTTAGACCAAATTAATGAGAAAAAGTATGTTAGTAATTGATAAGAATGAAAGTAAGGAGTGGGGAGATCTAATTCTTTACCGAGCGATTGATGAAGATACTGGAGAGAAACATGGATGGGTTACTGAGAATATTATACTGGGAGAAGGTTGTAAGATAGAGAAGGAGTGTAGGGTTTATTCAAAATCTCTAAACGGTGTAGTTCATTTGTCTGATGTTGAGATTACAGGTATGTCGGATATAGGAGTTAATTCAGGCTTTTTCTACAGGTGTATCTTCTCTAAAAGCTGTATATGTGACTTTGGTGAAACTGCAGAAGTAACTAATTGTCGTATATCTGGTAAAATTGAAGTTATAGATGAAGGAGGACTTAGAGTAAAGATGGATAATGTGCAAATAGGACACGGCACTCGCTTGGAATCTGGAGATGGAGTAACTATTCTTAATTCTTGTTTCGCAGATCGTTCAGTAATTAAGATTCAGCCTCAGATGGAGTTCCTAATGAATAATGTGAATATAGGTTACAAAAGCAGATTAGAGATAGCGACATCAAATAACCTATCCATAGACAATCTAACTATAGGAGAGTCTTGCAATGTGAGTGTGGATAAAGGAGAATTGACGTATGCAGAATCTATAATTGGAGAAAGAATTAATGACAATGAAGAGGTTGAGTTTACGAGATATCAAAAGTAGTGGGATAGTTTCTGATAACGTTATTTTAGGTGATGGCTCTTGGGTTGAGGAAGGGAGTGAGGTTATTAGTAGTGATCCGAGTAAAGTCGTAAACCTCATAAATACAATAGTCAAAGGGGATTCCATATTGTGTATAGATTCAGGAAGTCTGGTTAATTGTGAGTTTGATAGAGTTAAGGTGACGTTAAGAGGGAGTGATGTTGTAGAGTTTAGAGATTGTAAGATAGTCAATAAGTCGGATATTTTCAAGGTAAGAGGTAAGAACAAGGCTGAACCAAATCTTAGGCAGAGGTTTTACAAAGTTGAGATGAATAATGCTTCTATAACTTTTCCAGATGGCGAGATTTTATGTAACAATTTAGTAATGAGAGATAATAGCCACATACACCTAGAAAACCCACAAGATATAATAATTAGTGATGTAGTAATGGATATAGATGCTGAAATAGAAATAGAAGGGAATCAAAACCTAACTATAGCTAATGTAGATCTTAGGGAGTATTCGATATTAAAGGTAAAAACAGGTAGAACTAAAGAAGTTGCAAGTATAAGTAATTTAGTGGTCGCAGCATGGAATACAAAAACAGTGAAATTATGAACGATATAGAAAATGTCACCTTTGAAAATTGTGTTATAGGTGTGATAAAGTCATTTGAAGTTATTGGAAGCGAAGACCTAAAGAATCCCATCGTGTTTAAAGATTGTGTATTTGAGGATGGGATTTCAGTTGAGATTAGAGTTAACCCTGATAGTATAGTTGAAGTAAATGGACTTAAGATGCGTGGAAAAAGTAATTTGAGGATAAGAAAGGCATTAGATAAACTTCAAATAAATAACGTCTGCATAAGCTTAAGATCTACTTTAAATTTAAACCCAAGAAATGAAACCGAGACTGAAGCATCTTTTACTAATTGCTGGGTTCTAAATGGATCTACTTGGACAATACTAGAGCCCCTAACTTATAAAAATAGGCAGATTAATGGAGAGATAGTATCGGCGCCAGAGCATAGAGGTTTCAGGATAATCTAAACAAACAAAATTATGAGCAACAAAGAAATAAAAGTAAAACACGAAGAAACAGTAGACGGTAAAATCTTAAAGAGAATAGAATTACCACAGGGAGGACTTGGAGGTTTAGTAGAGTTCCCAGAATTAATATCACCTCAAAGTTTTATCTCTCCTAACTGTACGATTATAGGTAAGGTAGAGGTAGACGCTGGGGCAACAATAATGGATAACTCTAAGATTGAAGGAGAAGGGTTTATAGGTTCAAAGGCAGTTATTCAAGGCAGTAAAATCAAAGGGACGGTTAATATAATAGGTGCAGCAGTTCTCCAAGGTTGTTTATTTGAAGGGGAGATTAACTTAATGGGTAGTGATATTAAGGATGAGGCTATATGTATTAGAAAGAGTGATATAATTGGGGATGTGTATATTAAAGAAGGAGTTAGGCTTAATAAGTGTAAGTTTGAAGCTAATTTAGAAGTAAAACCAACTGTAGAGCTTATTAAAACTGAGATAATAAACGATGGAGGTACTTGTGGAGTTGTGGATACTAATTCGCTTAGGAACTTACAAAAATACACTCTAGATTCAACTAATATGTTCAACAAAAATGTAACCGAGAATGAAAATGACTAAATATAAAATAGTAGGAGAGACCTTAATTGACACAACTACAAATGAGGTAATAAAGGGAGTGAAGATACTAAATGCAGCAGAAGATTTGTATATAGGAGATAATGTAGATTTTGGTATAGATGTGGAAGTTACCCTATCTGATTCAGCAAAGGTTATTGACTCTAAATTTATCTCGGGGAGCAAGGTGGCTATAACAGATAATGCGGTAGTGATTAATAGTGAGTTTCAGTTTGATGGAGATTCAGTTATTAGGGTAGCTAGGAATGCAAAAGTATATAACTCAACACTAAGAGGGGATATAAAAGTTCTAGGGGCTACAGTAGTTAAAGATAGTAAAATCAGGGTTCCATTCCTAGCTCTCAGACTTGATAACTTTATAGAGAATGTAGAATTTATCAGCAACTCCCCAGAAGCTTGTCATGCGTTTGAAAAGTGTTACCTGAAAGATTGTAAGATTAGGTATGGTAATGAGCCTGGAGATGACAACAAGTATAGAGGTATTCATATGATAGAGAGTATTTTAATGAGTGTTGAGAATATCGGGGCTAGGTTTCCAGATCAAGTTAGAAATTCGCTGGTGATTGAAAAAGTCTATGCGGATGGAGATCAAATACAAGAAGGTAATATGGAAGTGTTTAAGGCTGATTTGACAGAAGATGAAGAGAAGTGGTAAAGCAGCTAGGATGAAGGAAGATAACCCTATTTGCTTTAAGGAGTCTAAGATTGAAGAAGCAGGGGTCTATCTATCTGAAGGTTCTTCTATAAGTGATAAATCTTGGGTAGTGGATTCCAGAACCTCTTTCGTTAATTATAGTGAGATAGGGGATAATATATTCTACCTGGACAGTGGCTTTATAATGGAGGAGGATTCTAAGTTTAATGGTAGTCTATTTTCAAGAGGAGGGGAGTCTAATTTACGCCTATTCTCCACCAGTATTGATGCAAATGTGAATATACTTGGCGAATGTTATATTACTCTTTCAAATTCAAACATAGAGGGGAACTTCGTAGTGAGAGGTGAAGGTGGTAGACTTAATTGTGTGAATGTTAATATCCTTGGTAATGTGATAATTGAGCTACCTAAGAATTCATCCATAGACTTAGTAAATGTAGAGATTCATGGGGACTTGATTTTAGACAGTGTTAGTTATTTACGTATGGGAGAATGTTCGGTTTTTGGATACAACACTATAGTCAAGAAAGGAATAGGAGATTTGAGAATGGAAAAGTGTCACTATAATAACTCTGGGTACAACGAACATAATTTAACAACCGATACAATATGGAAGGAGAAAATAGAGGGAAGCAAGCACATATAATTGACAAAGGCTGGTATTATTTAGATAAGACTTTGGTTGGTGGTGAGTCACAGGATTGTTTTGCTGCTATTGATAAGTCCACAGATTATGTTATGGGTTATTTCTCAGAGTTAGCCAAAGTAGAGGAAGGCGCTAAAGTTAGGGATAGCTTACTGTATGGAAAAGTGTTTGTGAGTAAGGATTCAACAGTACTTAATAGTAATATAGGCAATCCTGATGGTGAATCTATAGTAATCATTCAAGGTAAGTCTAATATTGCATACACTACTATCAGAACTAATATTGTTAGGAGGGATTCACAGGTATTTATTATAGACTCTAAAGTTGAACTGGCTACATTTAGAGTTAGATCTGGGACATTGACAATAAGAAACTCTACAGTAATAGGTGCCAACCCTCCCTCAATAACAACAGACATAGGGCAATTTAATAAATTTCTAGATAGTGGTATTATTGTAGATTCTTTAGTATACTTGGGAAATGATAATAACTTGAGCATTGGAGACTACATCATTAGTAATAGCAAGGTTAATTTGGATGTATTATATGGTAGGTTTCACAGGTCTAGAATTATTAGTGATGTGATCTGCCTAGAGAAGAAACCAATGCAAATCAGCTTACCAATAATTAATAACAGATCAATATGAAACTGGACTTAGAAGATAAGAAAGTAGTAGATGGAGTTACGGTATATAGACTAATTGTAGATGGAGTAAGTTGGGGACACGTAGAGAGTTTAAAGAATGTAGGTCCAGAAGCTAAGGTTTTAACGGGTTGTGTAGTTATGGGAAATGCTTATGTTGGATCAGGTCATGTAAGAGGAGATTCTAAGGTAAGCGGAAATGTTCAAATATCTGGTAACTCTATTATACATAACTCAAACTTAACTGGGAATGTACAAATAGATAGGGGATGCTTAATTGACAACTCTTCTATCTCAGGGAATGTAATAGTAGTAGGTGGAACTAAGGTAGAAAATTCCATAATAGACGTTGAAGATGGAGCCTTAATACTATCTGAAGAGACTTACGTTGGAGATAGCTGGCTTACAAAATCAGGGGTTTACTCAGAATTCAATATCAACAAAATTAACGAAAAACAAGAAGAATCATGACAGAAGAAAAAGTGTATATCAACCCAGAAGAGACTCTAAAGTTTACTGAGAATGGTGGTAGTTATAAAGTAGAGATGCTGCCGAAACATGAACTATACTATACGATTAGACATAAGTTCGGGGGAAGTGTAGAGGATCCTAAATGCATGAACTATAACTCTTGGATAACTTCTGGGGTTCATATTTCTAAGGATTCAAGATTATCTAACACTCAAATATACGGTGAATCTAATGATGAGCTAAATAGGGGATCTCTATGGGTATCGGATAACTCTACTCTAACGGACTGTATTATTGAAGCTGGAGGGTGTTATTTAAATAGGCTTAAGAGGTGTAACTTATCAGGCGTAAAATCATCAGGTTCATTTGGAAGAGAGGCTGCTGGATTAGAGTTTAGGGATGTCAGTATGATAGGGAATATTTTAATCAGCACTATAGGGAAAGGGAGATTACTTAGAATGAATAATGTAGATGCTAGGGGAATTCTTAGGTTAAGTTTAGTCCAAGCGGATAAGTCTAAGGTTGAGATTACAGGCTCTATCTTTAATGGGAATATAATGTTGGAATTAGATGCGGAGAGTTGGGATACTGATGTTCATATAAAGGATTGTGGATTTACAGGAGACTTAATTGTAAGCGTAAAAGAAAGCTTAGAGAACAAATGGCAAAAATAGAAATAGACCAGTATGACACTATAGAGTACAGAAACCATAAGGACGAAAACTTAGGTCTCATCTATAGGGTAATTAATAAAGAAACCAAGGAGAAAGGAGGTTATATAAGTTTATCAGTTAGGCTTGGTGGAAATAGTTGGGTAGAAGAAGGAGCTGTTGTATTCCACGTTAATGAGACTAATCCAGGTACCACTTTTAACTTAAACGACACAAGAGTAAAGAGGGGTTCGGTTATTGAGTCACGTAGAGCTTCAGTACTTATTGGTTGTGAGGTAGATGGAGTTTTACATATGGGAGTATCAGAAGACTTTGCACTAAATGACCCCTTGATCCCTATAAAATTAGACAACGTAAGGATTAGAGGAGGAAGTAGCTTAAAATTATTTAGTGGAGGTCTAATTGATGTAATAGATATGTGCTTAGAGAAGGAGGCTATGGTGGAGATTACTGATTTTGAGTCGATAATAATAAATGATGTCTACCTTGATAATTCTGACTTAGGTTTAACTGGACACGATGAGTATGTAACTGGATTAATGATAGATGGGTTTGGGTTATCCTCTGCTTGTCTATTTCAAGGTTTGTCGTTATATAGAGATGTAGTAATTAGTGATGTTCATTTTAGTGGAGAGGTGGATATTAAGTTAGAAGAGAGGTTTAGAGATCATGAGATGGGGAACTTACTAATGACGGGAATAAGATATCCAGAAAGCTCTAAAGAAATCAACATAATCCTAGACGAGAAGAACATAATAATAGACAAGATAAGATGAAAAATATAGCAGAGGAATTAAGCAAAGAACTCCCAAAAGAAGCACTCCAACCTATTCCGGGAAAACCATACCTAACTTCAATAAAAGGGATATATGTAACTGAGAGATTTAATGAGGTATTTGGAGTTGGGGGTTGGAGAGTTAAGGTAGAATTTGTGGAGAGAAAAGATGAGGCTGTTGTAGTAAAGGTTATATTTGAAGTTCCAGACAAAGGTATCTACTATGAGTGCTATGGAGGAAATAACAATAAAGACCTTGGAGATGCGTATAAAGGAGCTACAACAGATGCACTAACAAAGATAGGGAGTTATTTAGGAGTAGGTTTAGAAGTGTTTAAAGGTAAGGTAAATCTAATCTCCAATGATGACCTAAAGAGAAAGATTAACAACTACAAGACTACAAAAGATTACCAAGAACTGAAAGGATATACACTAAAAGAGGATCAGAAGGAGTTTGTATCAGCACAGTTCAATAAGCTAAAAAAGTAAAGTTATGGGAATGTCTAAGGAATACTTCACACAGCTACAGGACGAGTTTGCAAATAGAGTAGCTATGGTAGAAGAAGGATATTTATCACCACTAGATGCAGCACTTGAGTTTAGAAAGGAGCAGGAGATGTTTGAGGAATTGATAAAGAGTCGTAAGGATTGGTGTAACACTTTTTCAACCCAGATAGCAAATGAAGCAAGTGATTATGGAAGTGACGGGTATAAGGGTTATAAGTTTGAGAGTAGAGTTAACACAAGATATGACTTTACTGAACTAGAAAAATGGGCTGAATTAAATAAGAAACTGAAGGACTATGAGGCTATGTGTAAGGAGAATTATAACAACCCTAGATACAATGGAGAAGAAAAACCTAAAGTAATCCATTCAGACAGACATTTAAGAATCAGTAAAATCAAAGGGTATGTAGAAAGAGGTGAATATAATTAGGGTTAAACATTTTGTTAATTAAATTAATATACTTATATTTGCATTTATGAAACTAAACAAAGCATACAA